TCTTGTCTTACCCCGATAGACACCCTACGCGAGTGGGATAGCTTCGCGTCTTCCAGCAATGCTGGAGTGGAGTTTGGTGTGTTTGCGCCCCTTTTATCAAGGAGCGTTTATGAGTGCCAAGCTGTTATTAGTCCGTTTGTTTTCGATTTTCCACGAATACGTCAGTATGAAATTAGGATTTCATCTGCGTATTTTTATGTTGGCCGAGGTGGTTTACCGGCAGTGGTTAGGGATGCCATTGCACGGCGCTTTGCTGAGCAGCAGGCTATAGACCTTTATAGAAGGTTTTTGTCTGCTTATGAGCTTGAATCTCGGCTGAATGAGTCTAGATTTGTTGCAGCTTGCGATGCTTTAATGAGTTTGCTTGCTGAGGAGGATGGAATTGATTCGATGTCTTTTGAGAGAATCCTTTTCCAGCCCTTGTTGCAACAACGTTTCATGTGTCGCGAACAAGGAGGCAGTACTAGAACCGAGCGTGAGCAGATCCAACGCCGTAAGGCAGTTGAAAAGGAAATTGCCCGGAAGAAGGCTACAGTATCCAATGAGTCTAGGAAGCGGCGCGAAGTTGATATACGGCGTAAGCGTTCGACCAAATTTTCCACAGTCGTGAATGAGCAGAGTGGTGATTTTTGGTCATTTAAGAAAAAAGAGGCTGAGCCTAAACCGAAGCAAGAAGATGAGCCAGCGAAAAAAGCTGGTTTGATGAGAGCAATCCGAGATGCAGGCAAGGCCATGGATTCTACTATGAGCGTTTTACAATACGCCACTGAAACCTGTTCTACCGTGCAAAACTTGATTGAGCAGATTCAGGATGGTATGAGATCTGTTTTGGAAGTAGTGAAGAAATATGGTCCTCCTGCTCTTGGAGTGTGCATTGGCTTGGTCATTCTCTATTGGATTAAGACCAGCGACACAGTCTCCGATTTTATTTGGAAGATGTTGGAAGCTGGTTTTGCTACCATGTTTTCTGCTGGGATTTGGAGCGTTGTCAAGCAATTATTTGACAATGTTGGTTCGGTAAAGGAAGAGAGTGGCATGTCTTCCAGCGTTTTGTCAAGAATCGTGTCATTAGGGTTTGTGACCCATGCTTTTGGTGTTGACAAGCGATATATGGCTGACACGCTGATGAAGCGCATTTCCATGGTTGATAGGTGCTCGAATGGACTCGAAACAATGGTTGAATGGGCCATTGATTTGTTTCAAA